CATCGACGCCCGCCAGGTCAGCCAGCGCCGCGCGTAGCCCGTCGAGCATCGACTGCGACGGCATCGCCACCGACAGCGCCCGCCGCGCGCGCAGTTGCGGATCCGGCTCGACGAGCCGGCCCGGCACCGCGGCAGCCGTATTTGTGACGCTGTCCCAGCCGCCCGTGACGGTCTGAATCGCCGTCAGGCGGCCGATTGCCGCGTTGATTGGGCCAGCTTCCGAGCAGATCGCCTGCCCCGTCACCGTGCCGCCGCCGCCGATTGTGTAAGCGGCGGCCGTCTTGAAGCTCGGCAGGGTCGGGTCGTCGGGATCTGCGATCAGGGAGTCGATCGGGATGACCGTGGACGGCGTGCCCGTCATTTCGATCGCCACCGTCGAGAACTGGGCAGACTTCCGGTTGATGCCGTTCAGCTGAACGAGGCGCGAGAGTCCGACGCCAACCGCCCCGGACGGTGACCGGCCCAGGTAGACCTGCTTGGCCTCCTGCTCGAAGTTCGTGTCCCGCTGCGCGAGGTCGGCGATGAACTGCCCGTCGGGCGATCCCGGCGTCAGGTCGATGTCCGAGCCATACCGCGCACGGAAGACGGCTTCCCAGTCAGCGAGATAGCCGTTAAAGCCAACCTCGTGAAAGCCGGTATCGTCGATCGTGAACGTGGCCATGCTACGGCACCGTCTCCTCGATCGTCAGCAGGTTGCCGTCGTCGTCGAACACGTCCGCCAGGACGCTCAGGTCGCGCGCGCTGCTATCGACAGACATCTCGAACGAGTCTATCGACGCAATCCCCTCGGTCCCAAGAATGGCGTTCTTGAATACGGCCTCGGCGTAGGGGAGGTTGGGCCGCTCACCCAGGATTGGCGGCGCGTCGGCGTTCTCCTGCGGGAGCGTGGGAATTCCGGCGCCGGTGTCGGCGAAGAACTCGCCCAGGATCAGGCGCAGGTTCGACCGCACGCGCTGGGCCGTGGAGTCGGTGCCGCCGATGTAGCTGGCGGCTCCCCTCCCGAACATCACGTCTCCGGCTGCGTCGAGGCGTCTCACCCGCGGCGTTGCCATCAGCCCAAGCTCCCGCGGATGATGCTCACGCCGATCGCAGTCGCCGGCGCCGACGACTGCATCGTGATCTTGATCGGCACCAGCCCGCCCGGATTCGCGAACGTGGCGTCAAGGTCGTAGGTGTTCTCCCCGGCGCCGCTGACCGCGGCCGAGTCGCGCAGCGTTCCACTTGGCGTGCCGGTGCTGCCGATGCCCTCGAACGTACCGCCCGTGTAGATCCGCACGGTGCCGGTGCCGCTCGCCAGGATGCCGGCCACCAGCGCCATGGTGGCGTTCAGGCTCGCCAGACCGATGTCGCGGAAGATCAGGACCTCGTCGCCGCTGTCGTCGCTCAGGTCGACCGTCTGCCCGAAGCCAGCGCCCGACAGATTGATGTTGTTGACGGTCGTGTTGATGGTCGTGGTGCCGGCCGGCGGGAGCCCGGGGCCACCAGGCGATCCAGCAGGCGGGCTCGGCGAGCTGGGCGGCGGCGACGGAATGCCAGGGCCGACTGTCACGGGCAGGCCGGCGGCCCGCAGTGCGTCCCGGATCGCGGCGAGATCGTCATTGCTCAGCCACGCGACGATCACTCGCTCCCCGAAGTCGTCTGGCCCTGGGTCGGTGTCCTTCAGGCTCAGGTCGGCCACCACCAGCCCACCGATCCCGAGCGCGTACGGCGCCAGGAGATCCTGTCCGGCCAGTAGAGGCACCCCGGCGATCAACTGCACCTGGTCGGCGTCGCGCGTGATGTCGGCGGTCCAGACCTGTCCGCGCTCGTTCCATCGCGCGTCGAAGACGTACTTGTCGTCTCCGAGCTGCGTCGTGAAGCGCTGGTCGTAGTCGGAGGTGAAGGGAACGACGAGCATGGCCCTACTTCACCTTGCCCTTCGACGACCGCACATCCCAGTTCAGGATCGGCGCGGCGAGCTCGACGGACGCGGCCGCGACGGCTCCGGAGACGGCATGCGTGTGCGTCTTGATGGCCGCCAGGATGGCGTGTAGCGCGTCGCCGAGCGGGATCGGCTGCGCGCCTGCCTTGGCGCCGATGTAGATGCTGCCGTCGGGGTCGAGCCGTAGGACCGTCGCACCGTCGAGCGTCCTGATCTCCAGGGCATCGGTCGAGATGCTTCCCGGCACGCGCCCCCTGGACGAGAACCCAAGGTGCGCGAAGGCGTCGGACAGGTCATGCATGCGTGGCTCGGCCGGCTCCTGGACGCCGCCGCGGTCCCACCAGAAGTCAATCGCCCGCTCGCCGAACGTCAGCAGGCACTCGTCGCCCGACGCCACCGGGAACGTGATGACGAAGTTTCCCCCGCGCGGGAACTGCACCGGGACGTCCACGCACTGGGGAAGGTTGATGAACCCCTTCCCGATGAACAGGCGCCGGATCGCCGGCTGCACGACGGCGGTCTGCTTGCTGGCGTCGAAGCTCTTGATGATCCCCGGCGTGCTGGTGTGGACGTCGACCAGCTCGTTCTCGACGACAGCGCGCACGCCCGAGTCAGGCGAGTCCTCGCGCTGTTCGTCGTCCTGCAACTCCTTGAAGCGTGCTGCGTCCATCAGGCGGCCGCCTTACCGGCCGGGATCGTCTTCGCCAGCGCCTTGCAGAAGACCTTCGTTTTCCAGGTGTCGGCGTGTGTATCCCCGACGTGCTGAACTTTGTAAATAACGTACAAACCGTCGGGATCGAGGCGTTCGATGCGTTTCACCCTCGGCGGCTTCTTCGCGCCCGGCTTGGCTGCGGCTGTCTTGCGGGCCTTGATCTTGATCGAGTTGTTGTCGAGCTTGACCTTGCCGTGCACCTGGATCTGCGGGTTGAGCAGGCACTCGACGGCGATCCCTTTGTCGTCGATGACCGGCGAGCCCAGCATGCCGGTGTCGGAGTTGATCAGGATCGCCTCGGTGGGAAGCGTCGAGTTGACCGGGACCATGACGAGGTTCCCGTCCTGGATCGACCAGTTCGCATCGGCGTCGGCGGCGATGTCGTCGAGCACGTCCCGGCCCATCGCTGAAATGACCTTGCCGCGGACACGCTTGCGCTCCTTGATGACGACGTGGCCCTTCTTCGTCGTGCCGAAGGTCCCGATCACCTGGTCGAGCAGATGCGTGGTCGACGTCCCGGCGGCGAGCGTCACGTTGACGATCGACTCACGCAAGTCCTTGTCCCCGTCGCCGCACTCAAGATCCGTGATGCGGTCGTTGTTTTCCGGGTAGAGGGACAGGCGCTTGATGTTCCCACGGAAGATGACCCGCGTGGCGCCGCGGTAGCCGGCGTTGACGATGACCTCGTCGAACTCGCCTTTGATCTTCCGCTCGTTGTCGGGGGCGAGGTTGAAGATCTTCACGATCGCTGGGTTGGGGCTGCGGCCCGACGTCTTCGTGATGTCGAACTGGATGCGCAGATCCTTGACCGCGATCCCACGCCCGGCGGCTCCGATCACGACCGTGCACTCACGAAGAAACTGGGCGCTCACGGCGACCCGGCCTCTTTGATCAGAGAGTCGAGCCCCTGAAGCGCCAGGCTCCTGTGTGTCGCCTTCTGCTGCGCCGCCGTCGCGTCCGTCGCCTTCTTCTCACCCCCGTCGGTCTTCTTGTCTCCCTGCCGCTTCGTCTTGCCCGGCCGCCGCGGCGGGAACGTCACGATCTCGGTGTTGACGATCCGAACCTCTTGCAGGGTCGCCGTGAAGTCGAGCACCTCGGCTGTCCCCGCGTCCTGGACGGTCCTGAAGTTCTTGAGCATCATATTGGTGTAACGGCGCAGCCCCGTCAGGACCGTGAACACCTCCCGCGACTCTTGCAGGTTCACCATCATCTCGAAGGCCGTCACAGAGCGTCGCCCCTCCCTGCCGAACACGGCGGCGCCGCCCGAAGGCAACGGCGTGTCGCTGACTCGACCTTCGATCTCCAGCCGCTTCGGCAGGATGACCGCGTGGTCGTGCGCCGGCGAGCCGCCCTCGATCGGGTTCTCGGTGATCGAGATCTCCGACTCGTGCGACTCGCGGCTGATCATGTCGAAGTCGAACGCTGGCTGGCCACCGGCGAAAACCCAGGTGCGATCGATCCGGTCTTCCTGCTCGGCCATCAGCGGTACTGCTTCTGCGCGTTGCGCGTGAGGTGCCTGGCGGCGGCTTCGCCGGCCCGATCCGGATCGCTCGTCTTGATCTCGATGTGTGGACGATCGACGCGCGTATTGTTGTTCACCACTCGACTGATCGACGTGCCGCCGGCCGCGCCCGCCGAAGCGCCGGTCATCGACACCGGCTGCTGCAGGAAGGTTGGTTCCCCGGCGTTGTCGTTCACGCCGACGCTGCGATCGAAGCTGCTATCTGCCAGCTTCTTGAACGTGTCGGACTCTTGCGGGTTGTTCAGGCCGAGAAACTCCTTCAGGGCAGCGGCGGCGCGCTCGATCTGGTCCGCCATCACACCGAAGCCAGCGGCGGTCTGTGCCACGGCGTCGAACATCACGCCGAACCCGTCGAACACCTGCTTGCCCATGTCGACCATGACGCCGAAGCCGGCTACGACCTGCTTAACGAAGTCGATCATCACGCGGAACCCGCGGGCGGTGCGCTCCCACGCCTCGGGGAACTTGTTCTTGAGCAGGCCGATCACCGACTCCCCGCCGGTCAGGAACTGGTAGAGATCCTCGGCCGCCAGCCCGATCAGGGCCGCGACGATTCCCATCAGCAGCAGCTTCGGGCTCGTCAGCAAGGAGACGATCTTGCCGAGTCCGCTGATCGTCTTGGACGCAACGAGACCGGCCAGCACCACACCGAGACCGCCAAGAGCCACCTTGAAAATTCGGGCACCGTGTTCCGACGTCGCCAGCCATTTCAGCAGGCCACCGCCCGCAGCGAGGATCTGCCCAATCCATCCGAGCACCATCTTCCCCGTATCGGCAATGCCCTGACCGAACTTGGTCAGATTCCCCTTGTCGTCGATGAACAGGGACGTGATCTCCTGCAGGGCGACCTTCATTTGCTTGAAGGCGCCCTTGCTGGCCTCTCGCACGAATTGCTTGGCGCCCGACACCGCCGCGCCCCACATCGCATCGAAGCTGTCGGCCGAGTGATCCAGCGCGTCCGACAGGTTCTTGTTCCCGAGAACGTCCTGCAGCATCTTCAGGCGCTGCGGCTGTGACAGGCGATTGAACGCCTCGGCCGTCAGGTTCGCTTGGCCGGGAAGCTTCCGCAGGAAGCCCAACAACTGCGCAAATGTCCTCACCTGGGCGCCGGCCCTGCCGATCGGCCCCACCATCAATTGCAGGTCGCGGCCCAGTTGAGCCGCATCGACTTGCAGGACGCTCGTGCCGATCGCGGTCAGCCGGTTGGTGAACGCCGCGATATCTTCGACGCGCGCGCCCGGCATCGCGTCGACAAGCGCCGGCAGACCAGCGCGGAAGACCTCGATGTAGTCCTCGGCCTCGCCGGGCAGCTTCGCGGCGTTCACCAAC